TGCATATCATTAAAAGAATATTTTGATGTTTTCATTTTAGAAAAAATGTTGGGTCAAAAGCATCTGCAAGAATTGACTTTTGAACTCCAGCACCCCATTCACTAGGAAGCATGTTTGTTAAACCAAGTTCCTTTGCTCTTCTGGTTATATGTGCTTTTGCTCTTGCATAATCTTTCGCACGACCTACTGACTGAATTGCATTACGAAGATCTGTTGCATTTGCTATTGGAAATGATCCATCAGGCATTGCATTTCCAGACTCTGCCATTCTTTCTCTAGCACCAGAAGAATAGTCTTTTTTTTCAATTCTACCTAAAGCATTAAATGGATCAATTGATTTTTGATACATCATTGAATTATCCATTGCCATTTCCATATCACTTAATTCTGGCTCAGTTGGCAGTGGATCAATTGGAATCATTAAAGACATCATACATGCAGAGTACTCTCTTGTTGCCTCCCAGAATCCGCTCTCGTCCTGCTCATACAACTGAATTAATACTGCTGGATTTTCTGCACTTGCTTCTAGGGTATACTCTCCACCTTCAACACCAAGTCTGCCTTCATACATGACATGTACAACTTGACCGATATGAAACTTATCTTCTTCTCCATGAGAAGTTAATGCCCAATCTCCTTCTTTAAGACTTGGCATAGCCTTTCCTATATTTCCTTCACTTCTATTTATTGCATAGATCTGTCCTGCTGCTTCTGCCCTAGTAGTATGGCATCCCATAACAGTTCCATCATCTTTTACTGCTGGATACCCTGAGCATCCGTATGATCCTTTTGCACCGACTTTGTATGGCATACCTTATATTATACCAGGTTTTCTATTAGGTTTTATCTAGAAAAAACCAAGACAATTCTTTGTGCAAAAGGTGTAGATTTATCGATATTACTATCTAATTCTTTTGCCCAGAACGGTTGTTCGTGGGATAAAGTCCAGTTATTTTCAAGAAATATATTTTTTAATATGTCTATTTTTAAAAATTTAAGATCACGCAATTGATAGATTTCTTCGTTTTCATTATAGTTTACAGTCTCAATAATAACTGTTTTAATATTATTATTAACTGCAAGTTTTGTTAAAAAGGTTTTTTGATCTTTTAATAGATATAAAAGTCCTAAACATGAAACAACTTCAATATTATTAAAATCATTTTTATAATCAATATTTTCTGCATCTTTAATTTTAAATGTTAAACCTGGATAATTTATTCTAGATACTTTAACATAGTCCTCGTCAATATCAATACCAGTTACTTCTTTTGCTCCATTTTTATAATACAAGAATGTTCCATATCCATCCAAACATCCTACGTCTAAAACGTTTTTGTCAGTAAAAAATGAAATAATGTGTTTATTAAATGTGTATATCCATCTAGATTGAATGTTTTTTGTTGATTGTAGTTTCATAAAATATTAAAAACAGGGCACTGTTACATGCCCTGTTTCTTATTACTTAACCACCTTCTTAGATGCTGGTTTCTTGGCAGCCTTCTTTTTAACAGGCTTGATATTCTTCATTGCATCATCTACATCTTTTGCAATTGCATCAAATTTTCCAAATGCTGGATCTTTTGGATTTGCTGCACGAAGAACAACTGGTACGAGAGCAGCCACTAGAGCAGCCCACATATCTTTAGGATCTGTAATTCCTGCTGCATATAGTGCAACTACACCAGCAAGAACAGACCGTCCATAAGAGGCACCAATGGCCTTTAGTTGTGCGTTATTCATTTAATCACCACCCTAATTTATTATACACCAAAGATTATTTATTGTCCTTGTTTTGTTCAACAAGTGGCAATAGTTCTTTAACAATATGCATCAAAATTGGAGCAGTTCTATAATCTCCAAGATTGGCTTGATTTGTTTCTTTTCTACAGTACTCAATGACATCATTTATTTTTGCCATTGTATTTTCAATATATTCAAATGCCCAATCCCTTGAGTCTGAAAGAAATTTAATAAAATCTTCATTTGAATCATCTTTAAATTTATTTGAATTTTCTAACTCTTCTTTCATTGCAGACATCATAGATAAAGCAATTTGATTATCTAATAAACTTTGAGTTAATGCCATTTGAATTTTAACAGTTCTATACAATATAAAAACATTAAATATAACTAAAATTCCTATTACCCAACTATACCACTGCATTTTTCTCCTCATGTGTAGGCCAATAATATTTGCATGGTTCTTTTTTGTCTGGACAGCATGGACTGTTGTATGGACTAGTTACAGCAGATTGATATTTAGCATAATACATTGGGTCTTTATTAAATAAGTTAGCACGATGAGTGGTTACTATTCTCATAACTTTAGTCTCATCATTCCAAAACTCTGGTCGTTTGTCTCCCCAAGTTTCCCAACATTGATCATGTAACGCTCTGAGGTTTCTTACATTATTTTCTGTCTTAATACCACGAAGATTAGCAATTTGTACCATAGCCTCAATATAAGTCCAAAGGCCACGTTCAAAACCTTTCCACATAAGAACAGCAGGATGATTTCTCCATGCACCACCTTTAGATTTACCAGAAAGAATATTAAGTATTTGATATCCTTCTAATATCTGCTTGTTAAGTCTTTTATTATCTAGACCTTGTGCACAAGCAATAGTGCTTGTGTATGGCAAAAATGTTTGCACTAAAACAACTCCTCATCATCTGTTTCTATATTAAATATATCAGATTGTAGGGCTTGTGTCAACTGTGCAAAGGCAACAACAATTAAGCCGATAAATGAAACAAACACACCTAAAACAGATAAACTAATCCATTTTTTCATTTTTCACCTTCATTTCTAAACATTTTTTACAAATAACATAACTATTGCCAGTAAATGGACATGATCCAACATCAATAGAAAAATCATGTTTTGTAATTTTACAAATTATTTTTTTAATCATTTAACTGCATCTCTAACTAGCATGACTACAGCACCATTATCTTCTAACGCTTTTTTTACTTTCATCATATACTCAAATGCTCTTCGTTTTTCAAACTCATCCAACCTCATGAATTGTTTTTCATTTGCTCTAACAGTTAAAAAATGTTCATTGTCTATAATGTCAACAGCAAATCCTCTTGGTGGAGTAATCGATCTAAAGGCACGTTGCATATTATCTGTATACATGACTACATTTCCAATGTTAAGTTTTCCCAAATCTCTCCCCAACGAGATTTAGTTTTATGATTATTAAATTCTCTAGATATGTTTCCACGATCTAGGTATATGCCTCCCCAGACACCGTACTCTTTGTCAGATATACCAACTGCAAAACATTGTCTAGCAACTGGACACGCAAGACATACGTTATCTATTCCATGTCTTATATTTGGATTATCTTCATACTTATCAAAAAATAAGTTAGTATCATAATCAAGGCAGGCAGCGTCTTCTTTCCATAGTTGTTTGTTCATAACTATTCCAGGTGACTGCTTTTAATATTCCATCCATCTTTACCTGGCTTATAAACTGTTTTAATGTGCCAAGCATTATTTACAAAAGCACCGTTTGTTTTAAACATAGCACTATTTGATTTTGACATGTGAACAACATTCCAACCGTCCCAAGACAATTTAGAGTTATCACTAACTATTTGTTCCATTTTATTAAGATCAGAAATAATCATTTTATTTTCCCTAGTGTGAGAATATGCCGACTTCAACATTACTATCCTGTGCAAATGAAACCAACTTAGAAATACGTTCTTTTGGTTTACTGAGATACGCATAATAGTTAATATCGTATATGTTTTCTACTACCCAATCTGGTGTTACTTTATAGAACTTTACTTTTTTGCCTCTTGCTTTTAATCCTTTTTCAGATACATTGCAAAACTCTGAAACAAAAGAATTAATGTTTGATGGACCTAAAGAATAAACTATGTATTCATCATCATTTTGTTGCATTGATGATAAACCAATTGCCATAGCCCGAAGGAATATGCTGTAGTCTTGAAACTCATTTGTTCCCTGTACCACGATTTTCATTTTTTGCCCTGTTCTTTAGTTTGTCCAATATAATCATCATTTTGGTTACATCTTCGTTTGACATATTTTCAATATCAACTGGAGATGTTGTACTTCTGTCTACTCTGCCATCTTCAACGACTGCGCTATAGAATACATTTTCGTGTACCCAATAAGCATAATCTTCAGTAACTAAAACATCTATAATATTTGAGTTGTAGTGTTTTAAAGACTGAGTTTTTTTAATAACAGTACTGGCAATATACGAAGGTATAAATGGACCAATAATACTATTAATATGGCTTTGTCTATATTTAATTTTTTTACTTTCTTTTTTACCACTTAGTTTAATTATAGCAAAAACAAGCAGCGCTGTCAAGAACGATACAAGTAAATCATTCATAAATTAATTGTATCATCTTTCTACGAAAGGATTATACGTTTGATTTCTAGTAGAAACTTTTTCATGTCTTCATCCAACTGATCTACTTTAATTGGATTAAATGCTTCTGGAGATAATGTTACAACTGGATTATCTGAAAACAAATCCATTTCAACAAAACCATTTTCCCATAGATACATCATTTCTTTATTTAGCATACTAGTGTGTAGCGCATAAAGTTCTGGATGAACCTCTTGTAGTTTATGTGTGAAACTATAAAGTGCCTCACCATCTTCGTCAAATCCCTTAAACTCTACTGCACCCTGATCTATTAGAGTTAACAATAATTGTTCTTCTGGTCCCATGTTCATGAATAGGACTCTCCTTTACTTCTATTTTCTACTAGTTTTTCTCTTTCATCGACAAAAGAGTAGGCGTATGCCATCATCTTTTCGTATCCAACTGGATCATTCATAATCTTGTTATAGTGATGTCCACAAAACATCAGTTCGCCATTAACACCAGTTACAGAAACATAAGCCTGAGCACCGCAACTATCACAACGATCATTTGCAGTTAAAAGCCAAACTCGTTCTTCTGGATTTTGTGTCTTTAACATACTAAACATATTTTACATCCTTTTATTGTCGGTTGAGTAAAATCCCTTACCATTAAATTGTACACCAAAAGGAGTGTATTGTCTAGTCAGAACCACACTGCATTTTTCACAGTTATATTGTGGTTCTGACTCTATTATTGACCTAGTTTTAACTACTTGTGTATTACATTCAATACACTTATAGACATAATCTGGCATTACTTTACTTTCTTAGCAAACTTTGCCCACACTCGCTCGTGAATATAGTATGCACAAGATTCCCAAGCAATATATGCAAGTGATCCTAAACTAGCATACTCCCATTCACGAGTAAATGCGTAAATAAGACCGTATACAAAACCAATATGGACAAACTGCCAACTAATTGTTTTTAGTAAACTTCTCTTATTTGATTCCATATTACTTTGCAGCCTTCTTTGCTGCTTTCTTTGCTGGTGCTGGCTTTGCAATCTTAACAGCAAGAGCCTGACCTTCTTCTCCCTTATAATTAGGACGACCCCAACCAACAATGCCGTTGATTAGTTTTTTCTTATTATCTTTTACATATGCACGAGTTTTTTCACAAACCATGCCACCATTACGTTGATCTCCCTTAGAAGATCCAGCAGTATTTCCTTCAATGCATTGAATTGTTCCATCTCCGTTGTTTTTAATACAAATACCAACATGCGATGTTCTGTTCACTCCATCTTCTGGAAAATCAAAATAAATAATATCTCCAGGAGTTGGATCATCATTACGAGCATCTGCCCAACGATTCATCTTCTTAAATGCAGCCTCTCCAGCAGGCGTATAAACTGTATTAGGAACCTTTACGCCAGCCTGATTAGCACACCACATAACAAAAGATCCACACCAAGGTTGGAAGTTTGCTTTTGTGAATTTGCCATACTTTGTTTCATTATCTTTAGGACCCTCAATGGTGCCAACTTCTTTCTTGGCAATCTCAATAAGAGCCTCTACTGTACCTTTTTCTGCCATGTTTCTCCTTCTATTTGCAAATAGGAAATAAAGTTTTCCTATTTTAATTATAGCACGAACACTTTGAGCCTCTTGTAAGAATCGAACTTACGCAACCCGCTTACAAGGCGGGGGCACTACCACTATGCTAAAGAGGCAATCCTTTTAACTACCAATATTATAACCAGAGATAATTGTTTCTTCTCCAGTATTAATATCTCGTATAACCATTTTAACAGTATAGTTTGACATTGATGATAGGTCTCCAATATTCACCATACCGCCATTGCCATCAATACCGATATATGTAGTAGAACCATTTGGACCTACAACCATAATAGATGCCATTGTTTTACTAGAATCAAAGTTACTAATTGCTGCATAAGAAATACTTGCGGTCATTAATCCAGATTCATTATTCACAATAGATTGTGCCTGTGGAGCATTAATATTTGTTTTATCGTGTTGCACATCTCTAAAATTAAATAACTCTGGTATATTTGAATTTGCAGTAATTGTTGGAGTATTTTGATACGGCTGTGCTATTCCATTATTATCTCTTACAACAGTTTGTACTGTAATATATTCGTTAGATGGCAAATTATTTATTGTAATTGGAGTATTAGTATTATCAGTAGCAATACTAGTAAATGATAATCCATTAGAAATTACCTGTATCTCAACAGTTTTAGTAGCATCATTATTTGCTATAGGAGCAACTATAATAGATGTAGAATAGTCTGAATTTACATTAGTTGATATTACCTGAGTTTTATTTTCAAATGGTATATCAAGTGGTTGCAAAGTGTTAGTCTCAAGCGTTTGTACTACCTGAACTTTATCGCCATGATTAATAACATCAGACTTAATAATACCTTCTGAACTATTGTAATTAACCTTAAATGATTCTGGTACTGTTGCCATAAATACGACATCGTCAACCATTGCTAGGTTTAAAGATGATGCTGGAACATATGATGTAATATAAGAATTTGTAGAATTATTTTGCCAATAAACAATTTTTGTAATAACACCATATTCAATATATGCATAGGTTTGGTTATTTTCTGGTGTTTCTACAACTTCATCTTTTGATATAACAAAACTATTTTGTGCTCCATATCCTCGTTCAGCAACAGACCATGTTGCGAAGGATGGCGTTGCAGTTAGAAGTAATAACGATAATGTTAATAATAGTTTTTTCATGATATAAATATCCTTAATACGTGTTCGCATGGGTCGCCTCCCGCTTCCCACTCTTCTATTTCTTCTTCTGACATAAACTCATATCCGCCATCATGTGTATGACAGTATGGCTCACTTATCCAGCCTCTTTCAATTCCATTTTTAAGCCAGATACCAAACTCTTGTTCTTCTGGCGTTAGTTCTTCTTCAGGTATATGATTCATATATATATTGTATCTTTAAATGCTTACAGTGTCAATAGGACCCATGCAAGATGTAGAAAACTTAATAGCAGATGCAACTGCACCTATTGATCTTTTACGTGCATCTTTTTGATTTTCTGTAGCATATAAATATCCCATTGCGTAAGATCCACCAGATCCCATAGCAAGATATTCATTATTATATTGTGTTAATGACATATCTGCTGCGTTATGCTCAAATATCTCACCCTTAACACAAATAATCATTCCAAAGTCAGAATCTTTTGAAACATCTACCCACCAGTCTTGATAAAAATCTCTAAGTTCTTTGATAAACTTTGTATACATAAACTTTTGTATATTATTTCCAGATGGTAGCGATGGTCGAAAATTGTGTCTAATTCTTTCTCCATCCATACTGCCTGCATAACCCATAATGTATGGACCAAGTTGCCAAACCTTTGGGGTTGCCGATGCTAACATCATATCGTCATCTGAAACACCACGTTCACCAGACATATATATCTTATCTTCTTTACGAACAACAGCAATACAAGTCACAAATACCCCTTTGATAGCACTTAAATCAATTGTACCATCAAGGGGGTATGAGTGTCAACCAACCCGTACTAGGATGTCCTATTTGCCCTTTT